ACAAAGTAAAGGGAAGCTCATCATGCTACCCATTGGCTGCCCTGAGACAGCAACCCTATCCTCGTCAAAGAGGTCTAGATTCCCAAGGACATCTAGCGCCTCTGACTCCTGGGTCGTTAACCTGGCCGCTTTGGCCTTAAGGACTTCAATGGAGGCACGGACGTACTCTAGTCGGATGTTATCAGTGGCAGACTGATAATCCACGGATACGAACGGCCCGTCTCCATTTAGTGAAGCGACTAACTCATCGGTGGGGCTACCGACAAGAAGCCATCCCTCCTTTCGAAGAGTGTTATACAGCGCATGGTGCAGACGGTACAACCTCGAGGAGTTGCCACCCCCATAAAGGGTCACAACACGAGGCTTCCCGGAGCTCCAGACCTGGGTGGCCCGACAGCGCGCAGAGAACGCCTGATCGGTCCAGTTACCACCCTGCGCACGTGAGGTATAACACGTTGCATTTCCGTTCGGGACAAACGGATAATCCTTCCGGTCCCATCCTAGCGGTACGAGTGCCGCTAGGGCCTTTTTGAAGAGCGCGACGTGGTCAGCATCAACGCTTTCGGTTGCCTTGAACCGTTCTTCTTTCCAATCATTAAGCATTTTCTTTGACCGTTCCTCGCAGAACTTGCAGACGCCAGTCTCGAGCTTCTGACTTGTCTTAATACTTAATTCCTGCACGAGTGAAAGTCCCTCGGCCGGGAAGCATTGGCGTATTGCGGATCGAAGATGACCGCACCGAATACGCGGAGGTAAGGGACGAACCCTCTCCATTTCCTGGTCGACAGCAAGCACTCTTACCGCGGCCCTAGACACCCTCCCATGTCTAGCCATCATTTTACAGTCCTGATGTGTGTCTGGACCAACCTTTCCTTTGTTTATAGTGGCGTCCGGTTTTCCACTGGGCGATCTTGGGTTAACGTCAACGGCGACCAGGCACCCGCCCTGGCCTTGACGGCGCTTTCGAAGCAAAAGAGAACTCGAGACACACCCGAGAGAGAGAACGTGTGGCGTGTCGAAAGGAAGGAAGTACAATGGAACAGGCCATCGGGCCCTGTTGATCTTTGTCATAATTCCTGTTGTCACCACTCGATTTTCTCTTTTAAAGGGGGACCGGTATTCAATTCGTTTTTATACTTTACCGCGACGCCGGTCGTCGCAAAGTTTTTCCTAGCAGGAGCAGGATGGGGGATGGGAACCACCATGTCGATGGCAACCCGTTGGGAGTACCTAAGTTACCGATAACGGCACCTGCCCGCGCGCGAGGCACAGTCGACAGGACTCCTACTTGGGGACCGATACTACTCGGCAATTGTGCCACAAGGCCCCAACACCCCCTTTTACACCCCGTGTTTCACAACGGTGGTCTCCACTGTCCGTCGGCACTACCCGTTACGGTACGTCCTCCTCCTAGGAGGGAGCGTCTACGGTGTCGCAGGATTCGACCGGTAACACGAGGTTACTCCGCCGTCGATCTTTACAGCCCATTTCCTTTGTTTTACGGGTACGGGAATACCCTCAATTTCGTACTTTGAGCTCCTGCACCATTAACAAGACACCCCCTGGGGCACCTTGAATGTCCAGCCCTTCCCGGGACGAGACATCAAGGACTCCAGAGATTGCAGGACGCTACATATGAAGGTTGCTTGAAGTGACAGCTAGTAGTCGCCTTTTGAGGCCTACCGCTCCCTTGCGGGCCGCTAGTCACACTCCACTCCACCACAACCATCATCTTCACGTTAAGGAAGGACACAATCTCCGGGGGCCGGGCCAAACCCGCGCACCCCCGGGA